AGTGAAGCACCAAGCGGTGGTGGATTACAGAGATCCAATCCATTTAAAGGATATATTATACTAACAAAGATAAACACTTAACATTTAATAAATAAAAATGTTAAACGTTTAATAATAACATAAGGAGATTTTTATTATGTCGGCAGCCAGTAATGATTTAGAAGACAAATTACTCGATCACGTATTACGTAATACATCATACTCACAACCTTCAACTTTGAGAATTGCTCTATTCGCAGGAACGGCTTCGGACGTTTTAGTTGCTTTAGAGGCAGGCTCAGGCGCAAGAACAGCGACAAATTGGGGATATTATGAGATAACCGGTGGAGCGTATGTAAGAACAGCAATAACATTTGCGGCGGCTTCAGGTGGAAGTGCGGCTTCAAACGCGAATTGCACCTTCGCAACAGCAGACGCAAACTATAATAACGCGGCTACATCAGGTTCAACAATAACTTGTATAGCAGTTATGGATGGTGCTTTTACTCCAGACGGATCAACTACACACACGGGTAATGTTCTTTTCTATGGACAACTTGACAATGCTAAAGAGGTATTATCGGGCGACACATTCCAAATAACATCAGGCAACCTTACGATATCATTGGCATAATCCTAATTAAGGAGATTGCCCAATGGCTTTAAAAGGTATAGGAATAGCGGACAACATTTATGTTGTCCAAACATATTACACTCCAGAGACTTATACAACACCAACTCCAAGTGTTGGTGATTATGTATTAGAGGACTTTGTAGCCAGCGGCTATGTAAGTGAAGGATTAGATTTACCAGCATCAACATTTACTTTAAGTTGTGATGCTGTTGTAAGTAATGTAAAAGCAGATTTTACATCAACATTTACCGTAAGTGTAAGTGCTGAAAAGTTTGACTTTGCTTCAGCAAGTTTAACATCAACATCAAGTTTAAATTGTAATGGTGGTAGATTACAAACACCAACAGCAAGTAGTTCATCAACAACTACAACAAGCACAAACGCAAACCAAACACACGGGCCAACAAAAACAATAACAGCAACCGCAAGTTTAAGTGGAAGTGCCAACGTATCGTTTGTATCTACACCAACATTAGATATTACTTCAACGGTAATAAGTGTTGGAGGTATAATATTCAACGCATTTCAAGAAGGAAGACAAGACGATTATACTTGGGATACTTTTAGTGAAGATAGCACAATAGATAGAACTTGGAATGAATGGTTTGGCGGACAATGGCATCCAGGTTTAATTGCTTTTGTTAAAACAATAAACTTTAGTTGTAATGGTGGATTAATTTCATCAGGCACAGGATCCTATACAACAGCAATTGATACTTCAGTTAATGGTAATAAAATAACAGGCTTTGCTCAACCAAAAGACTTATTAGCAACTACAAGTATAACAAGTGATTATATAAGAATTAGAAATGTATCAACTTCGCCAACAGGTGTGTTTAGTGGTGTATTCACAGGAAGTATTTTACATTCAGGAACAGGATCATTTAGCACAGCATATACTATTGGTGCTAATGGTAATGCTACATTTGGAGCAGATCAAACTTATAATGTAGCGACAGCATTAAGTTCTAATGCTAATCAAACACATAGTCCAACAAAAGATTTAACACCAATAGCATCAATAAGCGGTAATGCTAACGTATCTTACAAAGCAGGAGCAAGTTTTAGTGCGTTTAATACGCAGTTATCATTCGCAAGATTAATTACTATTGCTGACCCTTGGAATATATTAACTGCTCCACAAGAATTAAGAACGTTTGTTTTACCAATTGAGACACGAGTAAATAGTGTTTTACAAGAAACACGTGTAAATAAACTTATAAGTGAAACAAGGAGACTGCCTGTGTTCGAAGAAACACGTAAAATTAAAATATTCAAACCAACATTTAGTCAAAGAAGCAGTATTCCAAAAGTAAGGAGCGAGGTTTAATGGCCAATTTAACAGGATTTAAGAAGGATAATAAGGGAGCATACATCGAGAAGCACTCTTCAGCAAACGTCCAATATGGAATCGACTTCACGGATTATTTGAACAGCGGAGACGCTATATCAAGTGCTTCTGTTAGTATAGAAACAATATCAGGCGATGCCAGTCCTTTAGCACTACCAACAAACCCATCAACAGATGTAGTAGTTGCGGGGGCATTAGTTAATATAAGATTAGAAGCAGGAACAAGCGGTAATGAATATAATATTGATGTTTCAATAATAACAACAAACGGTGATACTGATGTAAGGAGATTTAGGATTATAATAGGACCTAAACATCTATAATGACGGAAAAGAAATATAAAATCGACCACGATTTAATTTTTAAGTTAGCAAGTATTCATTGTTCATATGAGGAAATTGCTGATTGTGCTCAAACATCAGTTTCAACATTACAAAAAAGATTTAGTAAAATAATAGATAAAGGTAGAGCAGAAGGTAAAAAGTCTTTACGTAGAGCCCAGTTTGAAGCCGCAGTGGAAAAGAAAGATGTGCGTATGCTTATATGGCTCGGCAAACAATTACTATCGCAGAAAGAAAACGCAATAGATACTGAAAGCAATACACCTTTACCTTGGCAGGAATAAAATATGAAATTATCAAAACCACAAAACGTTGTAGCACAAGATAAAAGTAGATTTAAGGTGATAGTGAGTGGGCGTAGGTTCGGTAAGACAACTTTAGCAATTAGAGAGTTATGCTACCACGCAAGAAAACCAAATCAATTATGTTGGTATATTGCGCCTTCTTATAGACAAGCAAAACAAATTGCTTGGATGAAATTAAAGAAAAAATTAATGGAATTACGTTGGGTAAAAAAGTTTAACGAAGCAGATTTAACTTGTCATTTAAAAAACAATTCATTTATATGTTTAAGAGGTGCGGATAACCCGGATAGCCTTCGTGGTGTAGGGATTAATTACCTTGTATTAGATGAATGTGCTGATATAAGCGAACAAAGTTGGACCGAGGTTTTACGTCCAACCTTGAGCGACACTAAAGGTAGGTGCTTATTCACAGGAACTCCTAAAGGTCATAATTGGTTTTATGATTTATATCAAAGAGGAAAAGACCCAAACGAAAGTGAATGGAATAGTCATTTATATACGACACGCGAAGGCGGTTGGGTAGATGCTGAAGAAATAGAACAAGCAAAAAACGATTTATCACAAAAAGTATATCGTCAGGAATATGAAGCAACTTGGGAAACATTCACGGGCCTAATATACGCAAGTTTTGATATGTCTAAAAATGTTAGAGCAAGTGCTATTACAGAAGCAGATAAAATATTATTTGTAGGAATTGATTTTAACGTTTCACCAATTAGTGCTGTTATAGCCGTAATTAGAGATAACGTTATAGACATCGTTGATGAAATACGTATATTTGGAAGTGATACACAAGAATTATGTGATGAGATTTTAACTCGTTATCCTAATAAAAAAATTATAGCCTTCCCGGATCCGTCGTGTGTTCAAAGACGAACAAGTGCGGGAGGAAAAACGGACTTATCTATTTTACAAAATAATGGATTTATATGTAAAGTTTTAAGAAGTCATATGGCAGTAAGAGATAGAATTAATAGTGTTAATAGTAAATTATGTAATGCTAATAATGTTAGAAGTTTGTTTATAAATTCCAAATGTAAAAATATTGTAAATACACTTGTCAAGCAAACATATAAAGAAGGAACAAGTGTGCCAAACAAGCAACAAGGGTTAGATCATTTAGGAGACGCTTTAGGTTATATGATAAGTTATTTGTATCCAATTAAACGTGATATAGAAGAGCAACCAATACAAAGATTTAACGTTCAAACACAAGGAACAGAGGGAGAAAGAGTTTATGGCAGAGTATAGTCCAGCAAAGCAAGACGATGATTCAGAAATTATCGTTCAAGGCTTACAAGCACACGATGAATATAGAAATTATATTAAACGTTGGAAGTTTTTAATAAACTCTTATTTGGGCGGTGCTCAATATAGATTAGGCAATTACCTAACAAAATACGTTTATGAATCAGCACCAGACTACATTTCAAGATTAGCACAAACGCCTTTAGACAACCACGTGAAATCGATTGCCCACATTTATAATAGTTTCATTTTTAGACAGGAACCTAAAAGAGATTTTGGTAGTTATAACTATGCTCCAGAAATAGAACAATTTTTAGAAGATGCTGATATGGAAGGCAGAAGTTGGGAATCGTTTATGAGAGACGTAAATCTTATGAGCACAATTTACGGAC